CAAGGCCCTACCCTATGACAGGAACCGACGCAGCAACGCAACAGAAAGGACTTCTTCGTGCATACAACATGGCTTTCCGCCTCTAACGCAAAGCGTTCTCCCCTTAACATTGGTCGTTCAACAGAGAGGAACAGACGAAAGCAACAGCGTCATGCTGAGAATGTAGCCCTTAGGGCTGACCTTCATCGACAGAAAATTCGTGACAGATCTGTTCAACGCCACATTGATGAGATTGGAAAGCGTAAATAGGCCGTAGAGGCTCTGGGAGGGGTCTTACAGCCCCTCCTACAGTTTTCCCTTCCCACCCTAGCTAAAAGAAAGGAAGGCCCTCAATGAGCCTCTCTGAGCCTGTAGGAGAGGGCGTAGTCCTCTACCATCCAGTTGTTGTTAAATACGCTAAGTATTACGACGTTTGCCCGGACGCTGTTGTTAAGGGGTTCCAAGAAGCTTTGGAAGACCCTGATAAAATAATGTATATTCCGTGGGCACGATTAAGTCTTGATGTGGGGAGTGATGTTAAGGAGGCTTGTAGCAAAACCTATAACTATGGTTGGGAACATGACGAAGAGACAAAAAAGCTTCGATCTTTGTTTAAGAGCTTAGTCAAGCCTATTAACGAAGAGATTAGGTTGGAGGATTGGATGTGATTAGGTTCAGAGCATCCTATGATTACCACACCATCCTTGAGGGGTGGCTTTTAAGAGTTATTGAGACAAGCAGGGGAGATAAACTTTATATGGTACAAACCCCCTTCCAGAAATTTGTTGTGACCTCTGACCGTGTAGTCGAAATATCTCAATCTGAGAGGGAACTAGAGGATTGGATGTAATGAAACTGTTTACCTACGGAACATTGCAACAAGGCTATTGGAACAATCGTCTCCTTCATGGAGCTAAGTTCCTTGGACCTGCTTTGACAGAAAAGAAATATGTCCTCTTCAATTGCGGCTTTCCTAAAGCTGTTCCGTTCTCAGTGAACGAGGAAAAGTATAAACTCCTTCGTGTGAAGGGGGAAGTGTATGAGGTCGAGGAAGATCATGTCAAGATGTGTGACCGATTGGAAGGTCATCCATCATGGTATCATCGTTCCCCTATTCAAGCTACAATGATGAGCGGGGAGAAGGTTAATGTCAACATCTATGAGATGCCTGAGTGGCAAGACACTAAGGTATGTCATATAGTAGATAATATATATTATCAATGGGTGGGATAATTTTAATAAAACCACCTTGATTATATCTAGGCCGTTTTTCCCCTTTGTCAAGGGGTAAGACAAAATATTTTTTGAGGTGTCACATGAAACTTGCTAGATTCCTTGGTTGGAAAGATGAAACAGGAGAGCCAACAGGAGAATTATTCCCCCTTAAAGAAGGAGATTTGATAAAAGTTTTTCCTCGTTTCAAAGGGTATACGGGAGACTATCCTTGGGCAGATCGACCTAACAACACTTCAGGTTGGGATTCTCCGGGCCTAATCTGCTTTCGTGAGAACGAGCTAGAGATGCTTGAAGATGTGGAGGTAAACCTAGATGACTACCTTTAAGGTGGGGGATTTTGTTACACCAGCTAGCCTTAAAAATGCTCAATGGTGCAAGTTAAAAATGGGGCAGATTGTTGTAGTAACTGATGTATATACAGGGAGAAACGGGGAGGAGTTTTTAAGATATTCCGGCAGCACTGTTGCTTATTACCACCATCGTTTCAAACCAGCTTTAATTAGCAAATCCCTAGAAGATTACATGTAAGGAAAAATCATGGAAAAGGTGTATGTGCTTCTTGTAGAGGACCCTTGGGATGAGTACTATGAACAGAAGCTCCATTCAGTCTTTTTGACGCAAGAGGAAGCTACGTATTTCGCGAACACCATTCCAGTTGCTTTTTCTTGGAGCATTTTAGAGGTTCCTTTAGGTTTCAATACTCCAAAGCTCGGAGACCAGCTCCCAAACTACCCAGTTGTTAACAAAAGGAGTTAACTATGTCAGTCATCATTCTTCGTCGTCCCAAGCTTGGCCTTAGCGTCAAGCATCTTGTAGCCAAGTCACAACACATTGACAAGGTGGTTCGTAATGATCGTGTCATTCCCCAAAACCTCTCGCTTGTCTTCCGTTGGGGGACAACGAGTAATGTTGACTGCCGTAATGTAGTTAACACAGCTGAGGCCATTCATCGTGTTAACGACAAGGCTGGGTTTCGTAGCTTATTGATGGACAATTTTTTTGAAGGTCGAGCGGGCTTGGGTGAGCCTTTGTGCCCCATGACTTACCTTGAGATGCACATGCCTCAGTTGTTACTTTGGCTTGAGGGGCACCAAATTATTGTCCGTCCTCGTACACATGCCCAAGGTAAGCATGTTTATCTGTGCAACAACAAAGCAGAGCTTGACGCAGCTATTGCTCGTTGCGGTCCCGGTTGGTATGCTTCCGAATACATCAATAAGGTATCTGAATACCGCATCACCTTCGTTCAAGGACGTGTTGTGTGGGTGGCTAAGAAGACACCGGGAGACCCAAATGCAATTGCTTGGAATGTTGCTCGTGGCGGTCGCTTTGACAACGTTCGTTGGGACGATTGGCCTCTTCGTGCTGTTCGAGTTGCTCGGGAGGCTTTTGTCCTCTCTGGCCTTGATTTTGGTGCTGTAGATGTGATGCTTGATGCAGAGGGCAAACCTTATGTCCTCGAAATCAACTCTGCCCCGTCTCAAACCTCCCCGTATCGTCAAGAGTGCATGGCAAAAGCCTTCGACTATATCGTTATGAACGGGAAAGAACCCATTCCTGTCATAGCAGAACGCGGAGGCTTCAAAAAGTATATCCACCCCGCCCTCCATCCAGAAGCACAAATGGTGATGTAATGGACCTTTCTGAAATTCGTGAGAAGTTTGCAACGTCTGCCTCTGAATACACTGACCACAGGCACAGCGATAATAACAGCTTTGGTGCGTTCATCCTTGCTGACAACACCTACTTTGAGGTCGGTAAGTGGGTTTGTCATGGGTGGCTGTCTGAATATAACATGCAGCACTACATCGTTGGGAGAGAGAAGCTTAAGAAGGGGGTTAAATATGCCCTTAGTGCTGTTATGAAGCCTTGGGTTAGCGAAGATAAACTTCTCCGCTACATCGACTGGCTTATTAACCGCTCTCCTTGGGAGAAAATCTTTGTTGACAAAGACGCAACTTCTGTTCGTCAGCTTGGTTATCTGGTTGACGCTAACCACCCTTCTTCATTCATTGGGTCTGCCATGGTGGCTTCTCGGTTTATGACCGAGAGTTACAGTGGTAAATCTTGGGAATGTCGTTGTAAGGTTTATCAAGAGCTTCTTGAGATTGGGTGCACAGAGAACGAAGCCTTCTTCTTTGCTCATATGTATAACATCGAGGTGGACAAGGGTCTTTACCCTCTCGTCTTCTCTCGTCTTCAATCTGGACACTCGACCTTCTTTGGCAGCAACTACCAAGAGAACTATGTCCGCAACTTCCTTACGGGCCATGTTGCCAAGACTGGTGCTAACATCCTTGCATCTGGCAAGGGTTATGAATCCGATACCCTTAACAGCACATGGGGCCTAACTGATCTTTCTTCTGACGCTTTCGGCAAGAAAGTTCAAGCTTTGCAGCCTATCAGGATGAAGGTGAAGAAAGATCATCACATCTTCCGTAAGCTGCGTGTAGACAGCTATTCCATCCAAGACCGTGCTGACTTCATCTCGATTATCAACCAACTGAAAGGGCTTCTCAATGCCTAAAGTCTACATTGTAGGCCGTGACTATGGCATCAGCAACATGTTCCTTCGTCGTGGTTGGACATTGGTTGACAACATTGATGAGGTTGTCTCCCTCATTCAATTCACTGGTGGTGAGGATGTAGACCCTTCTTACTATGGAGAAACCAAACATCCTCAAACCTACAGCAACCCACGTAGGGACGCTGCTGAAGCTGCTGTGTATAACGAGTGGGTAGGTAAGTTGCCTATGGCTGGCATCTGTCGTGGGGGTCAGTTCTTGAACGTAATGAATGGGGGTAAGATGTGGCAACACATCAACAACCATGCAACAGGGCAGCGACATGATGCCTATTGCGAGGTAACGGAGACAGTTTATTCCGTCACTTCCACTCACCATCAAATGATGCTTCCTGCCCCTCATGCCAAGCTTCTTCTCCATGCACGAGAAAGCACCCTTCGTATGGGTCCAGAAGAGTATGAAGAAGGGTTGCTTGTGGACTTCGAGGCATTGCTCTATGCAAACACTCAGTGTCTGTGCTTCCAGCCTCACCCGGAGTATGTAAGCATTAACGATGAGTGTCAAGACCTCTACTTCAACTACCTCGAAAAATTTATCCTGTAAGAAAGGAGGGTTAGTCACATTTGCGGACATGTTGGTGTAGCCTCTAAGGTTCTGACCGAACCTTTCAAGAAGGCATTCTATGATATGCTTTACCTCGATGTTCTTCGTGGTGAAGATTCAACTGGTGTTGCAGCAATCTCTAAGCCCTTCGAGGAAGGGACGAAAGTGGAGGTGTTCAAGAGCTTGGGCAGTGCGTCAGACTTTTTCTATGACCACTCCAAATACAAGCGTTCTAAAGACTTTACTAGTGAGCCTGTTGGTGTGTTCATTGGTCACAATCGTTTTGCCACACAGGGCAAGGTGAATGTAGACAATGCTCACCCTTTTGAGTTTGACAATGTAGTGGGGGCGCACAACGGCACTGTCAATCAATATAGCCTTCGTAACTTTCATGGCTACAAAGATTTTGACGTTGACAGCCAGATTATCTATTCGCACCTGTCTCACACTCGTTCTATTGACGAGGTGTGGGCTGATGCTGATGGTGCTCTTGCCCTTGTCTGGTGGGACAAGGTTGACAACAAGCTCAATCTAATCCGCAACAATCAGCGCACCTTGCATGTCGCCTACAGCGAAGATGACAAAGCTATCCTCTGGTCTTCGGAGGTATGGATGCTTCTTGTCGCTGCTATGCGTCATGGCATCAAACTCAAAGAGCCTATCGACCTCAAGCCTAATCGCCTCTACACCTTCTCTAATACACAGGACGGCAAGATGGTGCATGTCGAGCGTGATCTGCCCCCTTTTGTCGCAAAGCCCGTCGTAAGCTATTACAACGGCAATTACGGAAGCTACGGAAGAGGTTGGGATCGTTATTGGGATGATGATTGGTGGGACGAGAAGGCTACGTCTCAACACAAAAAGAAGGACGAGGAAGACGGTGAAACCCTTGTCATTCGGGAGTTTAACGACGTTCCGCATATCCCCTCAGCCATTGGCTTTACACCTGATGGTCGCCTAGTCCGTATCAACATTCCTATGGCTAAGGGCAAGGAAGCCAAAGACAAGATCATCGGTCGTGGCCAAACCAAAGGTTATTACGTAGCCAAGAAAATCTACAAGTCCTCCATCAACAAAGAAGACTTCTGGGTTAATTGGGCTGATCTTTCCTATGTCCAGCTTAAGGGGGATAGCCACCTCATTCGTAAAGAGAACAACGGCTTTGAGGTGAGATATGTAGTGGCTGGTGGTGAGTATGCTCCTTGGTTTGAACCCAACCAGTTCCTAGTCCAAGGTGCATGGAATAGTCGAACAGCATGTGGCTGTGTAAACTGTCTTCGTGTCCCTAATTGGGGGCAACGTAACGAGTTGAAATGGGTTGATCGGGAAACTTTCTTCTGCCCCGATTGCCAACAACTGTCTCTCGTCAAAGAGCTTATCAACGAACACGAACAGCAAAAGAGTGCATGAACATGAAAATCACGTCTCCTTCTGGCAAAGCCTATGACTTCAAGATTGGCGCTGATCCTGAGTTTTTTGTGAAGCGGTTTGGCCGTCTTGTGTCTGCACATGGCCTTATCCCCGGCAACAAAGAAAACCCGCACAGGGTCCCTAAGGGCGCTGTGCAGGTGGATGGTATGGCCCTTGAGTTCAACATTGACCCTGCCGAAACCTATGCACAGTTTGAGGAGCACATGACCACTGTGCTCTCTTCCATCACCAGCATGGTTCCCGGCTACGAAATCTTCGTTGAGCCTGTTGCTGACTTTGGCTTGGAATACATCGAAGCCCAGCCCAAAGAGGCCAAAGAGCTTGGTTGTTCTCCCGACTTCAACGCCTACACCAAGCAAGCTAACCCACGTCCTGATGGCAACACACCTTTCCGCACAGCCTCTGGTCATGTCCACATTGGCTGGACCACTGAGCCTGTTGACATTAACGACGAAGGCCACCTCGAAGCTTGCCGCGCATTGACCAAGAGCCTTGATGTTTGGCTTGGGTTGCCTTCCCTTGTCTGGGACCAAGATGAGCGCCGTAGGACGCTCTACGGGGCTGCTGGGGCCTTCCGACCCAAGCCCTATGGTATGGAGTATCGTGTCCTGTCTAATAAGTGGATTGACAACCCCGTGCTTCGTAAGCTTGTCTACCACAACACCATCAAAGCTATCGAGGCCACGTTCCTAAATCCCAACTTTGGGGACAAAAGCTTCCTCGGTCTCACTGCACGTCAGATCATCGGCAAGGAAGAGGGCTGGAAAAATGCCCTGCTGTCTGCCTTTGAGTATGAAGGTATTTTGACTGGAAAACATTATCGTTTGTTGACAGAAGCAGAAGAAGCTAAAGCTAAGGCAGTTGCCAAGGAAGCTCGTTGAGGACGCTATGTATGAAGATGATATTGAATACGCTTCTCGTCGCCTGAACAACACCTTGGTTCGCCTCAACACAGGTGAGCCTTTCTTCGTAACACGGACAATGTGGGACGAAGCAGGTGTTATGGTCCATCGTGGCGAGAATATGGTTAGTGGCGAAAGTGTTATTGTTAAGCACACTGATCTCAACCTAGAGCCTGTCCCTCTCGGTTTTATCAACACTGATCGTGACATGGTGTTTGTTGCCCGCAAACCTATGCGTCGTGATTGGCGTCAAGGTTTGTCACATAACAGCCTTGTCACTTACGGCAAGTATCGTGCAGACGAGGTGAATTTTAGATGGTTGGTGCAACCTATTACAGGTAAATATCCAAGCTTTTCTCGTGCCCTCACCTCTCTTGCACGTAAAAACTCGATTGCCTTCTCCCGTGACTTTGGTTTGACGAGAGAGGACGACAAGATTACGCTTTGCTACCGTCAACATCCTGTTGGCTATGTGGAAGAAGGGCAGCCTGTCCTCTACCCACAGAAACAATTCCTTCAACAGCATCTCGCTGAAGCTATGGGGTAATACATGTCCATCAAAAATCTTCTTGGTTGCCGTCAACAGAGCGGCGATGTAGGCGTGGAGATTGAGCTGGAAGCAGACAACATCCCCGGCCATGACCACATCCCCCACGGTTGGAAGAAGGAGGCTGATGCCTCTCTTCGTGGGGAGAGTGCTGAGTTTGTTATGCGTCGTCCTGTTCCTATCGGGGAGCTTGACACCCATCTTCGTGAGCTTGTTGCGTGTCTCAATGCAAACAACACTCACGAGCGTCCAACCTATCGAGCTGGCATTCATGTGCATGTCAATGTACAAGACCTGACGCCTACGCAGCTCATCACCTTCATCTGTTCCTATTATATGTTGGAGGAGGTTCTTCTTCGCTTCTGCGACAAGAGTCGCCTTGGTAATCACTTCTGCCTTCGTATGTCTGATGCTTCCTACCTTCTTGACAAGATCGTAGCTTGTGTTCAGTCAGAAGACCTCGCTTTGCTTAACGACGAAGACCTTCGTTATGCCAGTCTTAACGTCACCTCTTTGTTCAAATATGGCTCCATTGAGTTTCGTGCTCTTGAGTCTACATTGGACATTGAACGTATCAAGACGTGGGCTGGTGTGCTTGTGCATCTTCGTGACTATGCCAAGCAGCTTCGCTCTCCTGTTGATCTTCTCGGGCAGGCTAGCTTGTTGGGGTTTGAACAATACGCTCCTGTCATAATGGGCCGCTGGTATGGCCCTTTCCAAGCTTGGGCTACGGAAGAAAACATCAAGCGTGGTGTACGTAACATTCAATACGCTATCTACTCTCGTGACTGGGATAAACAAAACCTCAACATCTTCCGTGGTAAAAATCTTTTCGACAGCCCTTGACAAGAGGGCTGTTCCACCCCATATAGGAGAAGACTGATGTACATTCTCTACAACAAAGAGCTTGCCTCTCGGCACGGTAATCGCAACCTTTACGAAAGTTGGGCAAGAAGCTGTAAGGTTGACCTAACCAAGCCTTTAGAAGTTCTAGAGGACCGTGGGGGTAAATGGGTATGCAAAACTCCCGTCAATAGCACAATCAGTAGTTCAGTGGTTCTTATTGGAAAAAATGCCTTCTCCTCTTGTGTTCTTGACAAACCTCTAGAGGAGTATATGTGATGAGACTTAATTGGGGAGAAAAAGTCGTTATTGTAGCCAACCCACACAACAAAAACAACGCTGCTTTCAAGCGTTGGAAGAAGGGAGAAAAGGAAGTTTATGTTGTTTGTTGGACCTCTCGGCGTGGAGACCGTTTTAACATTCAACGGCTACGAGAAGGTGGACGAACAGACAACCATTGGTATGACATGACGAAGGAAGAAATCCTTCCTATTCGTGTTGCCGACAAGCAATTGGAGGACTACGCATGACAATTCGGGTTGGTATGTGGGTTGTTCGTCGTCCAGACTATTTGAACGACGCTTGGTGGAGAGGGTATTGTACGGGTGTCAACAAAAAAGTTGACGACAGATTCCTTGTAACGTATGTTGGGACATCGGAGATACAATTTGCAGGCAGCTCAAAACTAGCCTCTAAAGATAAGTTTATCCCCTTTTTCCCAGCAGAGATAAAGTTGGAGGATTGGATGTGACACAAGCACCGAAGATTGGAGACTGGGTTGTAAGGAAAACAAAACACCGACACGAACCTGTGCAGTGGTCTATGTTATGTAAAAAGTTGAATGTTCCGCTTGATGCTCCCCTTCGAGTTAAGTATTGTAGGGGTCCTATGCTGCGTATTGAAGGGGATGATTATTACACATGGCGTTGGGACAGGTTTGATATTGTCCAGCCCATTGTAGAGAAGAGTCTAGAAGATTACATGTAAGGAGAGATGATGGGCATTCAAATTGATGCTATGCCGCACGAGTGTGGGACAAAAAAGGGCCTTAAGATTTTCGCCCAAGACGATGGAAGCATTACGGGCTACTGCTTTTCTTGTAGCACTTTCGTTAAAAATCCTTATGGAGAAGAGCGAACACTAGATCAGCTTCCAAAGCGAAAAGAAAAGACCAAGGAGGAAATTGATGCAGAGATTGCAGAGGTGTCTTCCTACCCAGTGGTTAGTGTTCCCACACGTAAGCTTAGGGACACCACCCTAGCTAAGTTTGGTGCTCATGTCTCCATGTCTGAGAGTGATGGCAAAACTCCTACAGCTATCTACTGGCCCGTCACCAAACAAGGAAAGCTTACAGGCTATCACGTAAAAGTGTTGGACAAGAGCTGCCCTCCTTACAACATTGGTGACACTAAAGACTGCGACCTACTTAATTGGGAAAACGCTAAGTCTTCCGGGGCCTATCGTCTCATTGTTGCAGAGGGGCCAGAGGACATGGCCTCGATTGACCGCATTTACGAAATGCACGGAGACCTAGACTACCACCCGGCTGTTGTGTCCCTTCCTCATGGTGCTTCTTCGGCTAAAAAGGTTTTGACGAAACATTCAGAAGACATTCGTCGTCTCTTTAAGGAAGTGATTTTGTGCTTTGACGACGATGAGGCAGGTCAACGTGCTGTAGAGAAAGCTATGCTTGCCCTCCCTCATGCTAAAAGTGCCAAGCTTCCTACAAAAGATGCTAACCAAGCTCTGATGGAGGGAAAAGCTAAGGCTGCCTATAATGCCCTAGCATTCCATGCAGAAGTTCCTAAAAACACTCGCATCGTCACTGCCCTAGACATTCACGAGAAGGCCAAGGAGCCAGCTAAGTTTGGAGAATTGTCTTGGCCTTGGAAAAAGATGAACGAGGACCTTCGTGGCGTTCGCCTTGGTGAGACTGTGTACCTCGGCGGGGCTACGAAAATGGGTAAGACTACAACTAAGAACGCCCTTGCTGCACATTTTATCTCCCAAGATAACGCCAAGGTTTTTATGGCTTGCCCAGAAGAATCGAACGTAATGACCTATAAGCTGATTGCTAATCAGCTTACAGGAAAAATCTTTCACGATCCTACCATCCCCTTCGATGAGAAAGCCTACGAAGAGGCAGGGGAGATTATGAGAGATAAGCTGTACATGCTTAACCTCTATCAATACCTTGGTTGGGAGAGTTTGAAGAAAGATATTACAGCGGCTGCTGAGATGGGGGTTAAGGCTGTCTTTATCGACCCAGTAACTTCGTTGTCTAACGGAGTCAATTCAGGGGACGCCAACACATTGCTTCAAACCTTTGCACAAGAACTTGCTGCAATGGCTGCTGACATGCAATTCACTGCCTTTATCTTCTGCCACCTTAAGGCACCAGAAGGACAAATTGCGGAAGACAAACGTAATTCTTTCTATAAGCAAGGTCAATACGTAGACCTTGGCAACTGTTCACACGAGATGGGAGGCTCTGTCTACTCGTCTCAATTCGCTGGCTCTCGTGCAATGCAACGTAGTTGCCATTTGATGTTGGCTCTTCTTGGCAACAAAGACCCAGACCTGCCAGAGGAAATTCGTAACACACGAGAAATTCGTGTCCTTGAAGACCGTAATTGGGGCAGCTCTGGTAAATACCAACTGTTCTACAACAAAGCAACTGGACGTTTTGTGGAGGTTTGATATGCACCTTAAAGAAGGTATGAAAGTTTGTTTGTCTAAGCAAGGACGAGAGAAGTGGTTGGATGCCCCAACTAACCCACACGACAGTTTTGGGACCGTCGTCAGGGTTTACGAAGACGAGCTTTATGATGCTGAGATTGAGTGGGAAGAGGGGAATGTAGACGAAGACAACTATTTCCCTTTCGTGGTTGACTGGGATAATGGAACAGTCAACCACTACCGCTGGGGAGACCTAGAGGAAGTGAGAGTGATTATTGACCGACCACTAGAGGACTATATGTGATGTATCATCCAGCCATTGTCAGATATGTGCAACTTCGTTACGGGGAACTAAATCCTTCTCAAATGGAAAGGGCTGTAGAAAGTTTAAAAGATGCCCTTCAAGGCCAGACACGCGCGATTGACAAAATCAATTGGACTGCTATGGCTAAAGCTACGGGACTAGAGAGGCACAAGTTTATGGCTGTGATGGACGAAGAGAGCTGGACAGACCTAAAGTTTAAGGCTGCTATTCAATCTATTGCCTATTGCTCAGACATAGCAGATAAAAAATTGGAGGACTATTTGTGACATCTCTTGAAGCTCTCTATGGAACACACCGCCGAACCTTTGTCTCTAAGATTCGCCCCTACGTCCGAAGCTTTGATGTTGCTGAAGACCTTGTTCAAGAAGCCTTCACAAGGGCCGTAGACAAACTCTCACAATTCAACCCAAAGAAAGGAAGCCTTAAGGGATGGTTCACTAAAATCCTCTTCTCTTTGGTGTGGTCACATCTTCGCACCCTCAAAAAGACCCCTCCAATGTATGACATTGACCTAGTATTGGAAAGTGATTTGCTTGCTTACGAGGAAGAACCCAACTTGCGTAAGTATGTGGCAGGGGTTGTCAATGTCAAGCATAAGCAAGTGTTGCTTGGACATTTTCTTCTCGGTTACAGCTATAAGGAATTGGCGGCAATGCTTGACATGACACAAGACAATACCCGAAAAGTGGTTCAAAGGTTTAGAGATGCAGAACGTTGAAGGCAGTTTGTACGGAGGAACTTGGGAGGAGATAGTGGTAGATCACGAGAAAAGGTTGAGAGACTTGGAGGCCAAGCTGGCCTTGGCGGTGGAGGCTTTGAAGGAGATTGAAGACGGATGGACCGCCGCAGCGGACGATGACACAGGCGAATTAGTAGCGGTTAGAGTGTCAGACGATGAAATGGTGAAGATAGCCCGCGCCGCGCTGGCACAGATCAACACACAATGGAAAGGAAAAGACAAATGACGATTATCGACACACATGCTGCTGACAAATTGCGCGCGGCAATCGACGCTGGAAAACTGAAATCCGGTTCTTGGGGCGATGGGACCCACGCGGTCTGCATGATGAGTGCAATGGTGAGCGGCGCACACAACACCCAAGACTGCGTTACGGCGGGCTGGCCTGAATGGCTTGCGTCTCTGAATGTCTATCTGTTCGACGCAAAGGTTGGCGCGGATGACGAAGAAAAGACACGGGCCGAATTTGCCTTGCGCATCGCAGAACTGGTGCAAACTCCGCGCGACTACGACAAAGCGCGTGATCTCTTCCTGATCCGGCGACTGGATGATGGTGAGCATTCGGCGCTCAAGTCTTTGCGTGTGAACCCTGTTGACGCTGATTGGTGGCGCGACTGTGAGGCGGCGATTGTTCGTGTGACTGAACTGCTGCGCAGGCGTGTGGATGGCGACGATGTGGCGAAAGAGATGGATGCCGCCTATGCCGCCGCCGCCCGTGCCGCCGTCCGTACCTATGCCGCCGCAAGTGCCGCCGATGCCGCCGATGCCGCCTATGCCGCTGACGCTGACGCTGACGCTGCCCGTGCCGCCGCCCGTGCAGACCTCATCGCCGCGCTCGAAGCGGCACAGATCAAGGGGGATGAATGATGGATGATGCAGAACTGGTGAGACAGTTGCGCTTGCCGTGGTTTACGAACGGACGCAGCAACACAACACAAAGGAGAACAAATGACTAATTTCTATGTCCCTGATGAGTGGGTGGTCCTAAAGATTGATGGCAACCCCCTCCATTACAAAATTCTCGCAGGTTGGAAAGAAACATATCTGGAAGGAAGCAGTTGGCGGCTCAACTCCGGGGTTGTCCTAGCTGAAAAAGATGGCGACTGGCTTCTGTTTCATGGTCATAGCGGTTCTGTCTATCGCTGTCATAAACGAAACTATGGTTTGGGGAGCGCAACAGGGTATATTTTCGATTTTCTAAAGAAGAATTATGGAGATAAAGTCACTGTGCTTGGTAGTGAGCACGACTGGACCACCTTTGATTGGAATGTGCAAGATGCTAAGTTTTAAAGACCAAACCTTCTGCTCGTCAGATTGTAAAAACGACAAATGTTTCCGTCATTGGACGGACGAACTTCATCAACAAGCTAGACAGTGGTGGGGAGGAGAAGGTGCTCCTGTAGCATTTTCTGACTTCTCTAAGAAATGTGAGGGGTACCTTAAATGAAAGCTTGGATTGAGGTTGGAGATGATCTTGAGAATGAGGTCATGGACATTTTTCTTTGTTATGAACTTGAGAAAGACGGCGTTTTTCGAGCTTGGCTCAGAGGTTTTGACGACGTTGAATGGAAAGAGGCAAGAGCTTTTGCAAAATTGTTTGCAGAAAAATTTGGTTTAGAGGTTCTGCAAGGCGATGAGTTGACTATCTATGGGGGTGCCGATGAAGATTGAATGGGGCACAGGTCAACCCTCTTCTCTAGAAGCCACTCCTGACGGTCAGTGTACAGCCTTCACATTTAATAACACACTCACTGACACAGTGGATTACATGCCCCTTCAAACTGAGGCAGGCACTGCTTATATCAACTTCCACTTCTATTCAGAAGCAGACAGCTTCTTCGTTCTCCCCGAAGCTGGATGGGAGATCATCGGGGAGGCAACACTAAAGGTAGAGGAATGGTCCTCTGCTGTAATTCTTGTATGCCAAATGCTATTGGGGTGAACATGGACGACGATTGGGTTGAAGATAAGTTTGGAGAAGATATTTATCTTAACGAGTATCAAGAGCTTGATGACGAAGGGCTAAGAGATTTTTGTGAAGACCTCATTGGGAAAATGAAAGTCGCTAGGGCAGCAGGTTGGAAAGATGTCTATGTCCAATTTAGCTCCACCCTAGAACCTTATGAAGACTGTTATCCGGGTCCTGTAGAAATTCAAATTAGGGGGAAGCGTAATCAAAACCCCTTTGAGAAGGCGAAAGCAGACGAGTATAAACGTATCCAAGAACTTGCTGATAAGCTCGGTATCACTCCGTATGAAGCTGGTGTTGTAGATAGGTTGGAAAAGCTAAAGAAAATTAAGCTGTAAGGAGATGTAATGCCAGTCATGGACTGCGAAGGGGACGGACTTTACCCCACTAAGTTCTATGTCCTCTCTTACGAACAGGACGGGGAGGTGGTCTCTCTAACCTCTCACGAGGAAATGAAAGACTGGCTCCTCTCTCAAAAAGTTCTTGTAGGGCATAACCTATATGGGTGGGACATTCCCAACCTAGAGCGTGTCCTACAAATTAAAATCACTGCCAAGATTATCGACACCCTTTACCTCTCGTGGTATCTCTATCCTGAACGTCAGCTTCACGGGCTTGAATGGTGGGGACGTGACCTTGGCATCGAAAAACCTCCGATCAAAGATTGGGAAAACCTATCTCTTGAGGAATATGTCCACCGATGTGAAGAAGATACTCGTATAAACCTACGTCTCTGGAACAAACAAAAAAGTTATCTCTCCCTCCTTTACGAAACAGAAGAGCCAGAGAAACTTCCCATTGTCTCCTACCTCATGTTTAAGGCAGATTGTGCGAGAGAGCAAGAGCGCAGCAGGTGGAAACTAGACATTCCCTTTTGCAAAGAGGCTTTGTCTCGTCTAGAGGCAGAGCAACAGCCTAAGATTGATGCCTTGAAAGCTGTGATGCCCTCTGTCCTTAAGCGTCAGCTTAAGCAGCCTCCTGCTAAGCCGTATAAGAAAGATGGCACATTGTCTGTAGAAGGTGCAAAATGGCAAAAATATTTACGAGAACAGGGCTTGACAAAAGACCATTCAATGCCTATATATGTTGTCGTAAAAGAAGAGCCTCCTAATCCAAACAGTCCAGAGCAAATCAAAGATTGGTTGTTCAGTTTGGGGTGGGACCCAATTACATTTAAGTTTGTCAAGGAGGAAGATGGGACAGAGAGAAAAATCCCTCAAATCAAACTGCCTAACAGCCCTGACATTTGTCCTAGCGTTCTTGAACTTGCAGAGAAAGAACCTGCCATCAATGAACTCGCAGGTCTTTCAATTCTCAAGCACAGAATTGGCATCCTCAAAGGCTTCTTGGAGAATGTGGACAGCGAAGGATTTCTTAGGGCCAGAGTTCAAGGACTCACTAACACTCTTCGTTTCAAACACACGACCGTAGTGAACCTTCCGGGTGTTGATAAACCATATGGCCGTGATGTTCGTGGTTGCTTGATTGCTCGTGATGGTTATGAGCTTTGTGGTGCTGACCTTAACAGCCTTGAAGACAACACCAAGAAACACTACATGTACGACTATGACCCTGATTACGTCAGGGAAATGTCGGTTCCCGGGTATGATCCTCACTTAACGATTGCAAAACGTGGGGGTGCTGTTACACAAGAGCAGATTGACTTCTTCGTCAACAACAAAGATCGAGACGACCTGACCGAAGAAGAAAAAGCTGAGATCAAAAAGATCAACGCTATTCGTAAAACATGGAAGACTGTCAACTATGGAAGTACCTACGGAATTGGTGCTGCCAAACTTGCTCGTGATCTTAAGTGTGATGTCAAGGAAGCCAAACGTCTCCTTGATGTGTATTGGGGCTTGAATTGGTCTGTTAAAAAGTTTGCTGAGGATTGTAAGGTTAAACGAGTGTTGGGGCAAGATTGGGTTCTTAACCCTGTGTCCAAAATGTATTACTCCCTCCGTTCAACCAAAGACATTTTTAGCACCATCAACCAGTCTACAGGTGTGTGGGTGTTTGACAATTGGATCAGGGAAGTTTTAAAACGACGGAGACAGCTCACTGCCACCTTCCATGACGAAGGTATTTGGGAGATTAAGAAGGGTAATCAAGAGAAAATGAAACAACTTTTGCTTGATGCCATCAAAGCAACTAATGACAAACTTAACCTTAATGTCCAAATTGGGTGTGATATTCAATTTGGAAACTCTTACGCAGAAATCCACTAACAAAGGAACATAGATGTTTAACGCAAAGAAACTGCCCGCTTCCTCTTCCGCTTCGTCTAACAAGAAGCGTCCTGACCCTCTCGAAAGTGGTTCATATCCCGCTCGTGTTGTTCAGCTTATCATCTTGGGTGTTCAAGATCAAGGCAGCTTTAAAGGGGAAGCTAAACCACCTCGTCTTTCTATCCGTGTCACATACGAAATCCTTGACGAGTTTATGAAAGACGAAGATGGCAATGATCTCGAAGACAAGCCTCGTTGGCTGTCTGAAGAGTTTCCCTTCATGTCCCTCAAAGCTGACCTTGCTAAATCTACTAAACGCTATTATGCCATTGATCCAGACGACAAGGCAGATGGCGACTGGTCTAAGCTTATTGGTGCCCCGTGTGTTGTCACTGTCGTCCAAGAGGCTGACAAACGTCCCGGTGTAGATCGTATCTACGAAAAGGTGGCCAATGTCTCAGCTATGCGTCCCAAGGAGGCTGCTAAAGCCCCTGAGCTGAAAAATCCCCCTCTCGTGTGGGATTTCTACGACCCAGACCTTGAGGTTTTTGCTAAGTTTCCTGAGTGGCTACAGTCTAAGATTAAGGGTGCTGTAGACTATGAGGGTAGCAAGCTCGCACAGCTCCTAGAAGGGGCCGTAGACGGCAAAGTCGAGAAGAAAGATAGTGAGGGTGCTAAGACAGAGAAGGCCCCTCAGCGGCCCGCTCCTGAAGCTGACGGGGATGATGGTGAAGACTGGTAATGAAAGCTCTAATCGACGCAGATTGCTTGCTCTACCAAATAGGGTTCTCTTCACAAGAAAATGTAGATGGGGAGGTGACCCCACGTTCTTGGGACTTTGCACAGGAACTCCTAGACAACCAAATCAGAATCATCAACGATGAGGTGGGGGCCACTGAGCCTCCACTGTTGTTTCTTACTAACACAAAAAGGATCAACAAACTCTTAAACAAGCAAAGGAAACGCGAAGATGTTCCACCTAAACCTTATGTGGAAAATTTTAGAATGGCTGTGGCTCAAGAAAAGGGTTACAAAGCGGGGCGTAAAACAGAGAAACCCCACCATTTCTACAACCTCCTCTCGTACATCCTAAGTGCTTACGAAACTAGTATTGACGAGAGTGGCCTTGAAGCTGATGACGGCCTTTGTATATATCAATACAGTCGTTGGAAGCAGGGGTTTCTGGACACAACAATATGTTCTCCTGATAAAGATGTCCGTCAGGTTCCGGGCTATACGTATAGCTGGGAGGTAGGCAAACGCCCTTCTATAGGACCACTCCTTGTTGATGAACTTGGTTGGCTTGAAAAGAAATCCTCTTCCAAGGTGTTTGGTGTTGGAGACAAGTTCTTCTACTACCAAATGATCGCTGGTGACGGTGTTGATAATGTGGGGGGTATTAAAGGCAAAGGCCCTATGTTTGCTTACCACCTCATCAATGAGGCCACCTCTTCTCGTGAGTGTTACGAGCTTGTAGCTGAGAAATATGTTCAAGCTTGGGGAGAAGAGTGGAAGACTAAGATGAAGGAGCAAGCCCAACTGTTGTGGATGATTAGAGAACTTAACGAAGATGGGAGTAGGGTAGGATGGAAACCTCCAAGGAGAGTTGATGAAAAAGGTGAGGTTTAAAGTTCTGTGCGAAAAGAACGGTTGGAAAATCCTAGTGATTGAGTATGGAGATGAGCGAGTAAAACAAATCCTCTACCTCACTGATACAGAAGCTCTTGAACTGTACAAGTTTGTTGGTGAAAATTTTGATGTCGAGAGTTTAGATGGCTAAAGCCCCTAAGACCAGAGCTTCTGGAACAATGACTGAGAGTGCTTTTATCACCTTTGTTAAAGGGCACTTACGAAGGGCCTCTCGTTTCTGGAAGCCCATTACCGACACGATTAAAAACGCTAGAGTAAGAAAGGGAGTCTATCTCTGTAATGGCTGTAAGCAGGAAGTTCCTGCCTCAGTCGTCATTGACGGTAAAAGAGTAAAAGGAGTTTTTTGTGACCACATCAATCCTGTTGTAGACCCTGAAACTGGTTTTAGCGGGTGGGACTCTTTCGTCAATAACCTCTACTGCGAATCCGACAACTTGCAGTTGCTGTGCAAGAGTTGTCACGACCTTAAAAGCAAGGCTGAACGAACCATTCGTTCCAACAATAAGAAAGAACAAGATGAACTTTAATCGTTTCACTGATATTGAACACGCCCCTCTTCGTGTATATAACCGTGCTGTAATGTTCTCTAACCTGTATGAAGATGCAGGCAAGAGTGCAGCAGAAGACTATGCCAATTCCTTCACTAAGGAAGAGCGTCTTCAAATGGCACAGATGATTGCCCTTGTCCGTAAAAAAGGGACGAAGCATGTAATTGCTCTTGTTACTGAGGGTGTTGAGTTTGTAGACGATCCGTTTGTCGAGGAGGCAAAGTGATGGAAGGGGGCAACCCCTTCTCTCACCAAGTTGGAGGCACTCATTACAAAAGTATGAAAATCCAACCTGTTGAGTTTATCCTTGCCAACGACCTTGACTTTTGTCAAGGGAACATTATTAAGTACACGTGTCGTTACAGACAAAAGGGTGGCATTGACGACCTGAAGAAGGTTATCCATTACGCCGAGCTTCTTATCAAGTCTTTGGAGGAAAGTAAGTGACCCCACAACAACGAGCAGACCAAGCTTCTTGGCTAAAAATCCTTCTTATGGAACAGCTAGAGTCGGTGGACGAATACTTCCTCTACGGGTCTGTCAGTAAGATTGATCTTTTTGGCCTAGACCCAGTTGATATGTCTTTCGATGAAGAGAGCGATTACGACTTTGCTGTTCCTGACAGCCTTGCAACTCAATGGGAGCTTAACAACAACCCCTCTTTTCGTCATCTTCCAGAGCTTGACTATCAGGACAACTTCACCACTCACATCTACGAAACCCAGCTTGACGGGTGTAAGGTTCAGATTGGGTTGAAGACAGACTTCCAAACCTTTAAAAAGGTCTGGTCTTCTGTTGACATTCGTTTCTATTGGGAGTGTATTAACAAACGTTCAGGCTGTTACATTGGCCGAGACAATATCGTAGCTTACATTAACCAGCTTAAGCATCTGGCAACAGACCATCCAAAAGTAAGGAATCTTCTTGGCACTTATGCTATAGGTGCTCCTGTTCCAGTGTGGCGGGCGCAGGTTGCAGGGATTGGAGAAGGGGTTGCGTTTTGAGTAAAATTCTGATTGTAGACGTAGAAACGGCCCCCAAGGTAAGCTATGTGTGGAGGTTCTTTAAGGAAAACATTTCCCCTAAGCAGGTGAAACAGCATGGGCACATCATGTCCTTCGCAGCTAAATGGCTTGGACAAGGGGAAATCTTCTACGAAGAAAACAGGAAAGAAGATGATCGTCGCATCGTATCTCGACTATGTGAGCTTCTTGACGAAGCAGATTTCGCGGTTGCTCACAACGGCCAAGAATTTGACTTCAAGCAAATTAGGGCAAGGGCGCTAGTAAATGGCATCAGGCCACCATCGCCCTTCAAGGTCATTGATACGTACAAGATCGCTAAGAAGGAGTTTGGCTTTCCATCAAACTCTTTGGAATACCTCACGACAGTGCTCAAGTGTGACACCAAAAAAGGTGGACACCAAAAGTTCCCCGGTTTCCTCCTCTGGCTTGAGTGTCTCAAAGGGAATGACGAAGCTTGGCTAGAGATGAAAGAGTATAACATCATTGATGTTCTTGCTCTTGAAGAGCTTTACCTAAAGCTCCGTCCTTGGTCTACAGACCATCCCAACTTGGCTGTATATGCCGAAAGCCAAGACCCTGTATGCCCCAAGTGTGGAAGCAAACACCTACACTATCGTGGCTTTGCCTATACCTCTACAGGTAAATACCATAGGCTTCAGTGTCAGGGTTGTGGAGGGTGGACCCGTACACGTTACACTCTCCTCCCTAAAAACGAGAACCTGTTGGTTAACGCCGTTAGTTGAGTGTAATCTTGTTTTTTGTCCTCGTAGGACTTTTAGGAGTGTTGGCATGAGAAAACTAAAACGTCTTGCAGAGGTGTTGCAAGAGTTTAATGGCCTAGTGGCTAGGACGAAGAACGACCCCTCTCCTGAAAATAAGGAGAAGCTGGACGACTGTCTTCAAAGGTTGAAATTGAAAGTGGATGAGGTGCTAGGGTGAACTACGCCGATAAGGTTACAGTAAAGATGGTAGATGTGATGGGGGACGACCTAACCCCCATCCTTGCCGCCAAGGTGTCATTTGATCGTGATGACACTAATGCAGAAACAGATGTTGTCTTGGGGTGGCATGATGTCGAACTCCCCTGCCTCTACAGGGAGCAGCCGTTGCTTTCCGAGAAGCAACAGGGCCTCATCTCGTATTTGGCTAGGGGTATGTCTAGCAAAGAGTTCGAAGCTCTCAGTGAGCGTCTACGGGCCTCTACGGACCTGTCTGAAGTGAAAGAACTCCTTTGGACCTTCCGCAAAACCCCTACACATGCGGCTCCCTTTGGACATTGCTTCGCCTCTTTTGTAGTTGAAGCCCCTGTGTTCGTAGCTCGTCAGCTTGTTAAACATGAATACCTTCGTATGAGTGAGGTGTCTCGTCGTTACGTAAAAGGAGACCCGGTCTACTACAAACCTGCTACGTGGCACGGCATTGCAGAGGACGTAAAGCAAGGAAGCGGGAAACCCCTCGAAAACCCCTTCTCAGTTGTTGGGGCCTACCTAGAAGCCGTTCGCACAGCAGACCAAGTTTATCACGAACTACTTTTAGATGTAAGTCCAGAAGAAGCTCGTATGGTTTTGCCTTTGTGTCACATGACACGCTGGTGGTGGTCTGGCTCTCTCGATGCTTTCGCTAATATGTGTAATCTTCGTCTTGACCCACATGCTCAGTCGTTGACACGAGAGGTTGCTAAGCAGATTAGTGACCAGATGGTTCAAGCCTTCCCTTACTCGTGGAAAGCGTTGGTGCTAAATGCTGACAAGTGTTGATACGTGGATTATCTTGGCTGGGCTAGCTTTTGCTATTTGGTGGTTCTGGGTGGTGGATGACTAATGGCTAAGCGTAGCAACTACGAAAGGAAGCCGAGGGATTGGTATAAAACCCCCTTTGAAGCTGTGAAGCCCCTTGTAGGTCTTCTCCCTCCCTTAACTTTTTGTGAACCTTGCGCAGGGGATGGGAGGCTGGCTGTGCACATTGAGGACCTGATCCCCGGCAGCTTGTGTATCTATGCTCTCGATATAGAACCTCAAGCTGATTGGGTTTTGCAGGGGAACGCACTAGCTATGACAGGAGAGAGCGTTGACCACTGCCAGATGATCATCACAAACCCCCCATTCACATGGCGTTTGCTAAAGCCTATGATGGACTTGTGGATTAACCTAAAGCCCACCCTCTTGCTCTTGCCTGCCGATATGATGCACAACCAACGCTTTGCCCCTTACCTCAGTAAGTGTGTGTGGGTCAAAAGCGTAGGTCGTGTCAAGTGGATTGAAGATAACAAGGTATCTGGCATGGACAATTTTTGCTGGATGCTTTTTGACAATAACAAAGACGTTGGAGAACCAACGCAATTCTATGGAAGAACTGTATGACTGCAAATGTTGTTAACCTTTCTAGCCTTGACGAACATGACGAAGAGTACATGAAGTTCCTTGATGACCTCAAGAACGATAATGGTAATGCCATCTTCATCATCGAGAAGAACAATGGTGAGGTGTATGTAGGGAGCAATCACGAGGATCGTCGTGATCTTGTGTATGCCATCTATCGTCTACAAGGTCTTGCTCAAACCATTGCTAATGGTGGTGGGGAGGACGACTAATGTATATGAGCCGTGAAGACGTTGTTACAGAGTTCCATGATGCTTTTGGACACCCTGTAGACGCCCCTATGACACAACAAAACCTTGAGTTTCGTTACAAGCTTTTGTTTGAAGAGTTTACCGAGCTGAAAGAGGAGGTGGCTGCCGCTATGGCAGATATTACCTCTTACGGAGCGGTGAAGAAAAAGACGAAAGAGCGAATGCTTAAGGAGATGGCAGACCTTCAATACGTGTTGTCTGGTATGGCAGCTACGTTTGGTTTGCCCCTTCAAGTGGCCTTTGTTCGTGTCCACAAGAGCAATATGAGTAAACTTGGTCCTGATGGCAGGCCCGTCTTTCGTGAAGACGGAAAGGTTTTGAAATCAGAAAACTATGCACCCCCAGACATGGAAGACCTCGTAGAAGGTTACGAAGTGCCGGGTTATGAATATTATGGAGCAGCAGTTTGAGCAACTATCTTCCTACAGACTTTCAATCTTTTATTGCAACCTCGCGGTATGCTAGGTGGATCGAAGAGGAAAAACGACGAGAAACTTGGCCAGAAACTGTGGACCGCTACATGCGGAATGTGGTTGGGGATAAGGTAGATGTTGACACCTCTCGTCAAATTCAGGAGGCCATTCTCAACCTTGAGCTTGTCCCTTCTATGCGGGCACTGATGACCGCAGGAGAGGCTCTTAATCGGGACAATACCGCAGGCTATAACTGCTCTTATCTGCCTGTAGACGACCCACGTAGCTTTGATGAGGCTATGTTCATCCTTCTGTGCGGAACAGGTGTTGGCTTCTCTGTTGAGCGCCAATACATTTCTAAGCTTCCAGAGGTGCCAGAGACCATTGACCGCAGCGAAGATGTGATTGTTGTCCAAGACAGCAAAGAGGGTTGGGCTAAAGCTTTCCGTAAGCTCATTTCCCACTTGTACGCAGGTGAAATTCCTACGTGGGATGTCTCTAAGGTCCGTCCTGCTGGTGCTCGTCTCAAAACCTTTGGCGGTCGTGCCTCTGGTCCCGGTCCTCTGATTGAGCTGTTCAACTTTACGGTTGACATTTTCCAAAAGGCAAAGGGACGTAAGCTCTCGTCTATTGAGTGCCACGATCTGATGTGTAAGATTGGTGAAGTGGTTGTTGTGGGGGGTGTTCGTCGCTCTGCAATGATTTCTCTCTCCAACCTATCTGATGATCGTATGCGTCACGCTAAAAGCGGCTCTTGGTGGGAGAAGGCAGGCCATCGTGCTTTGGCTAACAACTCCGTGGCCTACACCGAAAAGCCTGACATGGAGTCGTTCATGCGTGAATGGCTTTCTCTGGTAGAAAGTAAAAGCGGTGAACGAGGTATCTTCTCTCGTCCTGCGAGTAAAAAGCAGGCTGCTAAAAATGGCCGTCGTGATGCAAGTTACGACTTTGGCACCAATCCGTAAGCGTCTTTGTGCGGATTTAAAACCTCTTCTGATTGACTTGGAAGGCTGTAGCAAGCCGACAGGGCGCAAGCAAGGGAAACCTGTGCAGCGTGAGAGACTAAGCGAAGAGGGCGTGGAAACGTATGCGATAGTCCAGCGCACGGTGGGTAGGCTACTACATTCCCGCTGTGTGAGGCAGTGAAATTATTCTTCGTCCCTACCAATTTTGTAATCTTTCGGAGGTGGTTGTTCGGGCTACGGATAGCGTGGAAGACCTTGAGCGTAAAGTGAAGCTGGCGACAGTGCTTGGCACTATCCAGTCTACGCTCACTCACTTCCCCTATCTACGTAAGATTTGGACGAAGAACACAGAAGAGGAACGGCTGCTTGGTGTGTCCCTTACTGGTATCCTTGACAGCAAACTGCTTGGCCCCAAGAACGCAGGCTTGGCAAAAACCTTGGAGCATTTGAAGAATGTTGCTGTTTCTACTAACACTGAATGGGCTGATAAGCTTGGCATCCCTGCGAGTGCTGCTATTACTTGCGTCAAACCATCAGGCACGGTTAGTCAATTGGTTGACAGTGCTTCTGGCATTCATGCTCGTCATTCTGCCTATTACATTCGGACTGTTCGAGGTGACAATAAAGACCCGCTGACACAGTTTATGAAGGACCAAGGGATTCCTTCTGAACCTGATGTTATGAAGCCTGAGAACACTACGGTCTTTTCGTTCCCAATGAAAAGTCCAGAAGGTGCTGTTACTCGTAACGATATGACGGCTCTCGAACAGCTTGAGTTGTGGCTGACCTACCAGCGTCATTGGTGTGAGCACAAACCTTCTATTACGGTTACAGTTCGTGACAATGAGTGGATGGAAGTGGGTGCATGGGTGTATAAACACTTTGATGAAGTGTCTGGCATTAGTTTCTTGCCTCATTCAGACCACACGTATCAACAAGCCCCCTACCAAGAGGTTGGTGAGCGTGAATACAAAGAACTCTTGGCCGTGATGCCTGCCAAGATTGACTGGTCTCGTCTGAGTGAGTACGAGATGGAAGATACGTCTAAAGGCACTAGCACTTTTGCTTGTGTCGGGAATTGCGAGGTCGTTGATCTAGTGTAATGAAGAGAGACTTAACAGGACAGACTTTTGGAGACCTCTACGTTGTAGGGGTCTCTGAGATTTCTCGGAACGGACACTATCGTTACCACGTTAAGTGCAAGTGTGGTGTTGAGAAGACTGTATTTGGCACACACATGATACAAGGAAACACTCTGCACTGTGGTTGCAAAACCCCTAGAAACTCGTCTAATTGGCAAGGTTATAAGGGCGTTGGCAAAACTTATTGGAGTCAGCTTAAGTCTGGTGCAGAGGGTTGTCGTGGTAGAAAGCAAATACCTTTTGAACTCTCAATAGAGTTCATAGGGGACCTACTAGAGCAACAAGATTATAAGTGTGCGTTAAGTGGACTACCAATATCTGCTATAGAAGGGACCGCCTCTCTTGATCGTACAGACAGTTCTAAAGGCTACACTACAGACAATGTTCAGTGGTTACACAAAGACATAAACATGATGAAACGACACTATAATCAAGACTACTTCATCTACCTTTGCAAAAGGGTTGGCGGAGTGTGCGAAATCGTTGACATCTCAGCATGAGCTGGTGGTATAACACCCCTTCCCAGACTATAACGGTCTGGGAAGACCCCCCTGAAACCTACTCTCTCGTCCTAGGTCCAGACGGAGAGCCTTACAAACTCGTCTCCAAGCGAAAAATTGGATTTGACCTCACCCCCAAGGAACACAAAGATGCTCGAAAAGCCAAAGGGCAAACGGATTTCTCGGTATAAAAAAGCTGAGGAAGAGGCTGCTGGTCGTTACTTTGACCTACAACCTTTGAACGACAATCAACGCCTTTATATCGAAGCTTTGAAACACAGCTCACAGGTTATTGTTCTTGGACCAAGTGGCACAGGGAAGACCTTCTGCGCTGCTTGTCATGCAGCCAACCTCTACTCTCAACGAAAGATTGATAAGATCATTATCACTCGACCAGCTGTGTCTGTTGGCAAGTCCTTGGGGGCACTTCCCGGAGATTTGGGAGAGAAGTTTGGACCTTGGCTGTCACCAGTGATTTCTGTTCTAGAAGAACGACTAGGGAAAGGGGCTGTAGAGACTGGCATTAAGAATGGTAACATTCAAATGGCTCCTCTAGAGTACATGCGAGGCTCTTCGTTCAAAGACGCTTTCGTTCTAGCAGATGAATGTTTTACAGGTGATACCGAGGTACTAACGGAACTTGGCTTCATTCGATTTGACGAGTTACAAGAGGGGATCAAAGTATTTCAGTTTGAGGATGGAAGTCCCTCACTTGTAACGCCCCTTCGATTGGTGTCTAAGCACTACGAAGGAAAACTTGTAACTCATGGGAAACAACGTTTTCAAATGACAGCGACTGCTGGGCATGACGCGGTTTATCAAACAGCCAGCAAGGGGTTGCACAAACGAAAATTTAGTGACAAACCCCCCTCCGTTGGTAAAATTGTCGTGGCAGGTAACAAGACCCCCACCAACGTTACAAACAGTGAGGTGGTAATCACCTGCGCCCTTCAGGCGGATGGCTCTTACCTATCTACAAAAACTTCGGCTGGTAACTACACTAATTACTGGACAATCACCCTATCCCGGCAAGACAAGATTGAAAGGTTGGTTTGGGCGTTGGAAGACTCCGGCCTGCAATACAGCCGTTATGATGAGGATAAGAGAAATCGCACAAGGTTTTACATTCCTAACCCTTGCACAACCTTCTTTGCAGGGGATTTACAGCGTAAAACCTTTAATTTTTCCGCTATTGTAGGGGAGGGGCTACAACAAGAATTTCTCCAAGAGGTCTTGTTGTGGGACGGTTCTACTAAGGGTGGGATGGTCTACTGCTCAACCAACAAAGAAAACATTGACACTGTACAAGCTTTGGCACATCTTTGTGGTTATTCAGCAAATTGGGGCGTTCAGTATGATAAACGACCTATTTTCAAAGTGGAGCCTAAGCCTTATTATCGCCTAAACATCTCCCGTCGTAATGGGGTCTCTACTCAAAGACTTATCACCAAGGAGCAAGACTTTTCCGGGCAAGTTTATTGTGTAACAGTCCCTTCTGGTATGATTTACGTTAGGCAAAATGAGCGTGTATTTGTCACTGGCAATTGTCAAAACTTAGACATTGCACAATTCAAGCTGCTAGTCACACGTATCGGAGAAAATTGCACTCTTGTTATGAATGGTGACATTAAGCAGAGTGACATTAAAGAGCAGAGTGGGCTTAGCAAAGCTATTCACCTAGCTAAGAAATATAAGATGGACGCTTCGATCATTGAGTTCACCATTGATGACGTTGTTCGTAGTGACATCTGTAAAGCTTGGCTTACAGCCTTTTACGAAGAAGGTCTTTAAAGCTTAGAAAATAAAAAGGCCCCCTAGGAAATTCCTAGGGGGCTTTCTTCATTTCATCTTACCGTTTAAGACTTTCGTTTTCTGCTTGCATGTAGAGACGCATCATATCCAACTCATATTGGGTGAGTTTATGATCTGGTGTCGTAATTCCCAACGCTTTCCTCGCTCGGATACGTTCCCCACGAGAATGTGTTAGAAAGTTTCTACGTTCAACCAAAAGGCGATCATTGTCGTCTCCAACTACACGGCCATCAAGAGCACTAAGAAGTTGTCTTTCAGTGTCTGTGATAAGTTGGTTGACCATTTTAATCTTCAAGGACTGAGGGGCAGACTTAAAGCTCTCTTGTTCAAGAAGGCTTTTAGCACCAGCTTCTAGGTGAGAAGATATGTACCTATTCATCATAGCATCAAACTCTGGATTACCAGAAGTATAGGTATCAGCCCTGAATGGGGGCATGTCTACCATACCAAGAAGCCTGTTAATATTATTCCTCGGAGCAGGGGAAACCCTTGTCCCTTGGAAGACAAGAGGGAAAGCTAGAGGCTCTTGGACAGGTCCAAGACTGGAAGCACTCTCACGAGGCTTACCAACCATTCTCACCCCGTCTTCGTTTTCTTCGCCAAAAGCAAAGTTGAAGAAGTTAGAGACGTAGCGTGTTGCCTCTAGAGCTGTCTTTTCAAAACCACGAGATTGCTTTCGGTCAATAGTAAGACCTCCCCCAACAACATCACGAGAACCGCCAAGAACCTCAGCGACATCTGGCAAAGCTCGGTTAATAGGGTCAAGAGGGCGAGTGAAGCCAGCCCCATAGCCTGCCACCGTCTCCATAAAGAGTTGAACACCGTCTTTTACAATGTTCTTGTCCTCGATTTCTACCCGTTCATCAGTGAGGAATTCGGTGATGGGACGAAGCCATTGGAGAGAGGCAAAATCTTCAAGAAGGCTAAAATCTGCCAAGCTGTTAGTAAGGGACTCGATAAGTTCAGGATTGCCACCTTCCCCAGTAACCATGTTGTGAAGGATGCGTCCACTAAGTTTAAAGATGTTAGCAGGGAAGAGGTTAGTGATGTCCTGAACGTCTCCGTCAGCAGTTCTAACTTCATTCCATTGCAACCCCTGCTCCTGATCCTGAGCAGCTTGTAGGGCCATATACCCCATAATAGAGGTGCCTACAAGAGAACGAGCAAGCATCTGACCTGCTTCTTCGTCAAAACCCTTTCCTCTGTAAAACACACGACTCCCAACCGACAATGCACCAAAAATGCTGTAACGGTAGGAGTAGGCCATAACCCCGTTCATAAAACGTCCAAACGGAACAAACAAGCCACCAATGCTACTAGAAGAAACTTTTTGAATCGCATCTGCTGCCCAACGAAGAGCAAACTCCCCTTTAGAGAAGTCCTCAGAAATTGTTTCTTTAGCTATGCGATCATATACCTCTTCCCACATCTCATCGGTAATTTTCCAAGTTTCTCCGTCTCGAAGAATTTGCTCAATGCCTTTTCCAAGCTTAAGCCGAGTTTGCTTGTCCAACACCTGCATCCCAGTCATGCCTTTAGTAAGGACATCTTGCAGACGCATGAAGCTAATGTCTTGAGCAAATTTAGTGTAGCCTTCCGTAAGCCTCACCCCACGAGCTTTAGGGTCAAGCCCAAACCTCTCAGGACTGAAAGTTTCTACACCCCCGAACAGCTGGCCTGCAAGACGATCTCTTGTCTTTTTAGGGGCCGCTTTGTTCAGAATATTGTAAAACCCCTCAGCTGTAGTGAACGGGTCGAGAAAAGTGTTAAGCGCGTAAATCTGGTTTTGGGAGATGGCCCTCACACGAGCAAGGTCTTTAGCAGACCCTTTACCGATAACAGCCTTAAGACCAGCCTTACCTAGAATGCCGCCAGCAACAAAAAGGTCAGATAGAGCCTCTGTTCGGTTAACCATAAGCCAGCCTTTTACGTTGGCCATGGTGGTCATTGGGGTAGCTGTAATAACCCCCTTCCAAGTGGAAGTTCCATACCCCATAAGATCACGGCCCTTGAGGGCTTGTTTAGCAGCTTCAGCTGCTTCCTCGTCTGCCTCCTGCATTACATCGTCAACAAGAGTTTTGTTAGTGTGTTGTCTGGCAGAAATGGTGTTGCCAAGCTTATTCCAAACACGAGAGGCTTCCGACACAGGCCGGAAAGTTTGACCCGCACGGCGAAGGGCAGCTGCTGCCATCTCCGTTGCCCTGTCGAAATTGAGGACTTCTACAATGTCCCCAAACCTTACCTCGCCAAGGGGTTTAAGAGCTTCGTTAAACCGTTCGAGGGCTTCTGGCCCCATTCCTTTCGCATAGGCAAACAGGTCTTCAGCAAAATGGTCCTTCCTAAACGAAAGGTTAGCTCCTTCTGTTCGGAGGATGGTAAACAAACTGTCTTCTCTACGAGGATTAACCATCCAATCAAGAATGGCATCTTCTAGGGCAGTGTTCTTTTCAAGCCCCTTGCCAGCTTCAGCCAGCTTAAGCCAGTCTACCTGAGCCTTTTTAATCGACTCCTCAAGACGGGGGACAGCTCGTTCTGCAACACTGGCCTGCCTAGCTGCATTAGCTTCGTCAATAAGACGGCCAGACTGAGCAAGAGTGCCTTTCCTGCTTTTCAACAACAGGCCAACAGCAGGGGCAGCAGACACAGAGCCAAGAGCTAGTGAAGCAGCCCCTTGCAGGAAGCTATATTCGTCTTGAACACCTGTGAGGGTTCGGGTTTTTTGAAAGGCATAGTCTGAGAGCGTAGCAAAGCCGCCCTCTACGCCAACAGCCCCTATAATAGCAGTTCGAGCAGTTACCCTTGCTGCTTCGCTACGGAGCTGTTGCTTTACAACCTCCTCGACAACCTTTCCCTTCCCCTGATTAGCAATGGCCTTGGTTGTAGCATTGACCCCCATCTCCATTGCTTTCGCCATTGCAGCTTTACTACCTGCTTGACCAGCAACACGACCGATGCCAAAACCGAGGTAGGTACTAGGAGCCTTTACAAAGGATTCAGCGTAATCAAGAAAACCGTTCCAAGCATCTCCGTTGTTAAAGATGCTCCCCATCTCGTCGTAGATTTTGTATGCCCCTCCGTAGATAGCCCGCTCTTCGTCGTCAGCTCCGTAGACACGATAAAGCTCTTTAGCAGTAGAAACCTCATTTGTGTGGAGGAAGCGTTGCTTCTCCATAAAGGCTTCCATAAGCTCTTCTACAGGGGCTGTCTCGTAAATCTTATCAGCGCTACGAGACATGTATTGACGAATCTTCCCTACTCTTACAGGGTCAGCTGCAACATCTGCGACAGTGAGGGGACCTTTTTCAGGCTCTCGTGACATACCAAAGTCGGAGAACGGGTCACTCACTTCTACTGGTTCTGCTGTTTGATCAGGAGCTATGACAGGAGCTGCTTCCGGGGGCGATGTAGGAACAGGAGTTGCCACTGGCTTAGGGGGTTCAAGACCTAGGTCTGCGTAGGGGTCAGAAATCCCTTGGTCAATTTCTTCCTCTTCCTCTCTCCTCTTCATACCAAGGTCTTCAAAAGGGTCGTTAATAATAGTATCAACCAAGGGACTATCCTTTACTGAGTCATAAAGCGATTAAGAAGTTTCCTTACATCGCTTGTTCGATAAGTTCTTGTCTGTCCGTTAAAGACAACAGTGATGGTGCCATTACCATTGTCTTTAATGCTCTCATAACCAAGGCCAGTTTGAGCTGCCAAACGCTCTTCTGGGGACAACGGTTCATCAGAGACCTCCGTAGAGACGCTAGGAGGGGGGCTAGAGGCCGGAGGAGCTTCTGGGCTACCCTCGGTAGGCAAACCACTAGGAGGCGGCTCTACGCCCGTCTCTGAGCCTCCTGTGCCCATAAGGCGGTCTACGAGAGGTGTGCTGTCTCTCCCAACGTCATACCCCTTGCTCTCAAGGTAGTTATCCACATAAGGAAGAACATTAGAGCTGTTGATACCTTCAAGAGGCATTTGCAAGATTTCTGCTGCAATAGCCTCACGAAGCACAGCCACTTGATCTGCTCCAAGAGTTTTCGGGTCAAGAGCTGTTCCAGTTCGTTCATTCCAATCTTGCGCAAGTCTCCACGTAGCATTCCCAGCAACAGTTTCAACCAAGGTGGCGACACGATCACTATCTGTAATACTCAGCCCATCAGAGCCTTCAGGAGAAGCGGCTGCGTAATTAGTAATAACTGTTGCTCGTCCCCCAACACGTTGAGGCCGAACATCCCCATAACGGATCAGCTGTTCAGCGGTAAGGCCCTCAGCAATCTCTGTACGACCAAGGTCAGCACGTGCCCTGTCCATAGCGTTGTAGCCCATCATCGTGGCAAACAAGCTGCCTTGTGGATCATCTTCGTAGGTGGGGTCATCGGCAGCATTAGCAATTGGATCAAAAGTCTGATTGATGTAGGTTGCCATGTCCATTTCTGGAGGCTTAAATTCTCCCATCACAGTTTTGATGGCATTCCAATCTGGGGTTTTCCCCTTTGCCTCATAAGAAGCCCTGATCTTTTCCGCCTGCTCATAGAAATCCGCCAAACCTGTTGGGTCCATGTTAATCTGGGCCATAATAAGGTCTTTGGGGACACCCGCAGCCTCAAGCTGACGTGCGATAGTGAGGGCCACATCAGCCTGCTCCCTAACCCGTTGCCTATTCTGCAAGCCAG